AAGCAGTTAAATTTTTAGCTAAAAACAAACAGTACCTTAAAAACTTTGATAACTTAGTTATAGATGAATTTACAGCTTTTAAAAACAGAACTGCCCAACGTTCTAAAGCTTGTAAAATAATAAGCGAACAATTTACTCGTAGGATCGCAATGTCAGGTACGCCAAACAGTAATACTATACTAGACATTTGGCACCCAACGTACATAGTAGACGGAGGCCAGAGGCTAGGCGCACGTTTTTATTCTTTTCGTCATCAAGCTTGTACACCAAAGTTTAATGGTTTTGCTAATGAGTGGATTGATAAACCTGGTATAGAAGATACAGTTGCAGATTTACTAAAAGATATATCTATTAGATACGCATTAAAAGACTGTATAGATTTACCAGATAAAATAAAAAGAACTGTTACTACAAAACTTTCTCCCGGCATTCAAAAAATGTACGCAACATTAGCAAAAGATTCGGTTTTATATACTAAGTCAGGTACTGTTAATGCAGTACACGCAGGAGCTAGAGTCAAAAAATTATTACAACTTGTAACAGGTGCAATATATGATGAAGATGGTCTTGTACAATTTGTACATCAAGAAAGATACGATATTGTAATGACGCTTGTATCTCAACGTAAACACAGTCTTGTAGCATTTAATTGGAAACACGAACGTGACGCCCTTATAAAAATAGCAGAACGAGATGGCATTTCGTACGAAGTTATTGACGGTTCTGTACCAGCTCATAATAGAGTTGGTATTGTTGAGCGTTATCAAGCAGGCCAAATACAAGTTTTGTTTTGTCACCCACAATCTGCTTCTCATGGTCTTACACTTACAAAAGCTAACACAGTAATCTGGTGTTCACCAACATATAACGCAGAACACTTTCAACAATTTAACCAACGTATATATAGAGCAGGTCAAACTCAAAAAACAGAAACTATATTAATTGCGGCTAAAAACACTTGGGAACCTGAAGTGTATAAAAAACTAAATGGCAAGTTAGGAAGAATGGAAAACTTACTACATGTCTTAAAGGAAATAACATAATGCAAATTAAATTTTTAGACAATTTAGATTCTTTTTTAACTAAAGAACTAAAAGATAATTGGAACTATACCTATGAAGCTACTGAAGATAGTCTCCAAATAACTATGAATGTCTGGTTAGATAAGAAAGTAGCTCTTTCTAAGCCAGTAGAAAAATTAACTAATAAGGAGTTAAAAGATGGATGATAAAAAATTAACCGACTTGCTAGCGGAGTTAGCTAAAACTAAACAAGCTATAAAAGAACTGCACGAGCAAGAAAAAGAATTTAATAGTCAAAAGCGAGAGCTAGACTACCAAATTGCCATTAAGATGCAAGAGCAAGGGCTTGAGAAAATCTCTAATGACATATGTACTGTTTCACTTAAAACTGAAATAGTGCCAACCGTGGAAGATTGGGATGCAGTATTTGCTCACATAGTTGACACAAGTCAATTTGAGCTTGTACAAAAACGTATGTCGTCTACCGCGTTTCGAGAGCTAATAGCAATGGGAATGGAAGTTCCTGGAGTTAGAAGCACAGAGTTGACCCGAATTAATTTCAGGTCTAAATAATAACCAATATCATGAACAAAGGAGTATGAACGATGTCTGATATAAGTATAGTGAGCAAGGCTATCCCTGCACACGTAAAAGAAAGCAGTGGTCTAGGAAATGAAAACATTTCTTCAGAGCACATGATGGTCCCTAGAGTTAAACAACTTCAACAGTTGTCTAATGAAGTGGACGAAAACCACAGTGAATATATCGAAGGTGCTAAGCCTGGAGATTTTATTAACACTGTAACTAAAGAAAACTACGGAAAAGAGATACACGTTATAAACGTGCATTTTAAAGAAGAATACGTAGTTTGGGGCAAAAGAGAAAAAGGCGGAGGTTTAATTGGATCTTTTCCAACTAACACCGAAGCTCTAGCTCATTTAGATGAAGTAGGTAAAAACGTTGAAGATTGTGAAATTACACAAACTCAAACACACACCCTAATGAAACTAGATGAATCTACAGGAGAAGTATCAGACATACCTTTCTTGTTTGATTGCGCTTCATCTAAGTTAAGAGTATCTAGAGAATGGAATACTCAAATAGCTAAGTTAGGCGGAGATAGATTTTCTTCTTTATGGAAAATGTCTTCTATACAAACCCAAAATAAAGCAGGGCAAAAGTTTATGAACATTGCTGTGTCTAATGTTGGTTGGGTAAAAGACGCTACTCACGCTCAAGTAAAAAAGTTTTATGTAAGAACTTTTGAAGCAAAAGCTTTAAACTCAGTAGGGTAAATAAAACGTGCTAAGCATCACACAAAAATGCTTATTCTTATTCCTATAAGACACCGTACGGGTGCGAACTATTCTTTCGCGCCCATGTACGTGTGCTATAATTTTTATGTGCAAGAAAAGGAGTTCATAAATAAGGTACACAAACAACTACCTAAAAAAATCTATTGTTGGAAAATCAACGACCCTTACCATGGCGGAGTATCTGACACTTATTATTCAGGTCCTAGCAACCATTGTTGGATTGAATATAAATATAAAGATAAACTTCCTAGTAAAGAAACTTCCAAAATAAAAATTAATTTGTCTGTGCAACAACGTATGTGGCTTACTCAACAAAAAGAACATGGAATTTTTACGTACGCAGTTTTTGCATCTGGGAATCTTGTGTATGTTATTGAAGATTTTACAATTAAAGAAATTACACTAAAAGAATTTAATAAAAACTCAATACCTTTTAAAACTTATATAGAGGTATTAACAAAATTTTGTCTAGGAGATAAAAATGACTGATATGGTTAACTCGCCTCCACATTATAATACAGGAAAAGTGGAGTGCATTGTAGCAATAGAAGAAAGTATGACGCCTGACGCTTTCAAAGGTTACTTAAAAGGTAATGTTTTAAAGTATATGTGGCGCTATGAATACAAAAATGGTACGCAAGACCTTGAAAAAGCCCAATGGTACTTAAATAAACTGGTTGAAACTTGTAAAAAAGATAAAACCTCTCAGAAAAACCTGTGATAAAAGCTATTAAAATGTTCTTTAAACTGAAGCTTAGGCCTTACTACCTTAAAGAAAACGCCGTGTGCGAGCTCTGGTAAAGCCGTTTTTTGGCCTTTTCTAAATAATCGTTCAGATTTACGTTTAAGAGACTTTTCTAACAAATTATCTAACATTTCCATCTTCTTCTTGCTTGACGTATTCTTGAATTAGGATCATTCCTAGTTTTTGCTGAACTTCTTTTAAGTTGCCCTAACGATCTTGCGCAATATGACTTACGTCTTTTTGCGGCCTTGCTTCCTTTTTTAACTTTACCTGTTACAGCCGTTTTTAATTTAGAACCTGGGTTTGCTTTTCTGTATGCAGCTACACCTTTTTTAGTCATGCCTGCGCCTGATTTAGTTTTTCTGTAGTTGCCGCCTTTACCTGTTGTTTTTCTTATTGCTTTTGCTCTTTTTCTTGGCATTACTTTCTCTTTTTTCTTTTTGAATTTTTTAAAGCTTTGGCTGTAGGTCTGCCTTTAGCTCCTTTCTTTCTCATAGTCTCGCCAGAACCCTCTTTAATTCTTTTTCTTTTAGCGTGTATGTTTGCCCATAATCCTCTAACCATTATGCTCTCCTTGCTTTTTTAGTACGTGCAAAAGACCGGTTCTTGCTTGGGCTTTGTACGCTTAAATTACTTCTTTTTTTATTTTTAGTATTATTGTCTCGGTGTGCCACATCTTTACCATCACCTTTTTTAACTTTACCTAATTTCATCATAAGGTTTCTAGCTGCGTTACGTCTGGCTCTTGCTTTTTTTTGTGTAGCAGAACCTTGATACCTATCGTACTCTTGTCTATAATTTCTAGCCATCTAAATAGTATACACTTTCAATGCGTCTTTTTTACCTTTAACGTACATTTTTTTACAAAACGTAGCTTCTGGTACTTTTGTACGTGTAGACTCTCCAATCAATAAATCAACACCTGCTTCTTTGGTAGCTGACTCTAATCGTGCGGCTGTATTCACAGCATCTCCTATAGCTGAATAATCAAAACGCGTGTTTGAACCCATATTACCTATTACCGCTTCACCTGTATTTACACCAATACCAATTGCAATTGGTTCGGGCAATTCTTTTTGCAGCATGCGAATAGCCGTACGCATATCTCGGGCACAGGCGACTGCACGTTTTTCATGTTCATCTAAATCGAGAGGAGCGTTAAAGATGGCCATACATGCATCGCCTATAAATTTGTCCACCATACCACCGTGCGCCTGGATACATGTTACTTGTACGGTAAGGACTTTGTTCATTATGTCAGTTACTTCTTCTGGTTCTAGTTTCTCAGATAAATTTGTAAACCCTCTAACGTCTGTAAATAAAAATGTACAAACTCGTTTTTCTCCACCTAACTTAAGAAGTTCTGGGTTGTCTTGCAAACGTTTTACCTGACGTGGATCTAAATATTGTTCAAACTGTTTTTTAATTTGTTGACGCAACTTATATTGTTCTCTAAAACGCAACCAAAACTCAGGTACAGATATAACTATTAGTGATAATAAACTATAACTAACATCAATAAGTATGTTATTAATAATTAAATAATAACCCCCACTCGCAGTTAGTATTAACAAACTAACTAAACCAACTCCACTAAACACTACCGTACATGTGCGTATTATAAACACAGCTAATGTAAGTACTAGTAGTAATATAAGTAATTCATATAATGCAGCTGCTGCAGGTATTTGCGGGCTATCAAAAAATAAACTTTCAGTTAAAGCAGCTTGTACTTCGTGTGGGTATAACAACCCAGCTGGTGTAGCAATTTGCGGCATTACACCTTTTGCACTTACTCCTATAAATACAAACTTACCTTCTACATCCATCTCATCGAGCGTGGTACGTGGAGTATTAACCCATGACACCCATTTACGTCCTTGGCCATCGGTCGATATTTCACCAAAATTAGGTACTTTTATACCAGCAATTTGTTTTTCTTCTGTGCGTATAATATAAGTATCTGTATTAGATAATATCTTTAAAACTTCCGTACCAAAAGCTGGGGCCCACCCTGTATCTGTTTGCATAAGCAAAGGCATTCTTCTAACAAGATTATCAACGTCTACTCTTGCACTAGCTATTCCCTGACTTACATTGTTACGAAGAGATAAAGTATTTTGTACAACACCAAATGCTTTTATACCTGTCGCACCTTCTCCTAATATAACTGTGCCCGTAGTAGGAGGCGGTGTGCCTGCGTCATTTTCAAACATAGCTAAAACACTGGGCGTGCTTGCAAGAGATCTAGCAAACACTTCGTCTCCTCCAAACCTATCTGTTTCAGGAAAAGCTACAACCCAACCAACTCCCATAGCTCCAGCTTTTATAAGATTGTTTTGTATTTTAGCTAACTCTTGCCTAGGAAAAG